AACTCTAGTTGAGAAACACAAGAACCACAGTAAGTCGGTAGACTTTTTTAAAGATAATAAAATATGTCCTACTTGTGCCCAGGAAATAAATCAAGAGTTCAAGGATAATATACTTTCTAGTAAACAAGGCGAACTTGATGAATTAGAAAAGGGCATGAAAGAACTTAAAACTCAAATGGAAAATGCTCAAACGAGACAAAAAGAAATAGACATGTATTCTAAAAAGATACGAGAACTGGATGTAGAAATATCATCAATAGGATATTCTAAATCAGAACTAGAAAAGTTCAATGTCAAATTAGAAACTGAACTAGAACAACTAGACAGTAAAGAAAAGTCAGCAGATGAATCTAAGTTAGAAGGTTTACAAACTAAACTAGAAGATTTAGATAAACAACAATCAACTCTAAAAGAAGATAGAGAGTATAACGAAGCTGCAAGACAGATGTTACAAGATACTGGTATCAAAACTAAGATTATTAAACAGTATCTACCAATCATGAATAAACTAATCAATGCATATCTACAATCTATGGAGTTCTATGTAAACTTTAATCTAGATGAGAACTTTACAGAGACAATCAAATCTAGATACAGAGATGCATTTAATTATGCTTCGTTTAGTGAGGGTGAAAAGATGCGAATAGACTTGGCACTTCTTTTTACATGGAGAGCGATTGCAAAGATGAAAAACTCAACTAATACTAACTTACTAATATTAGATGAGATATTTGACAGTTCACTTGATGGACAAGGAACTGATGAGTTTCTAAAAATACTAGGAACTCTGGAAAACGAAAATGTGTTTATTATTTCACATAAACAAGATCAACTAGTGGATAAGTTCAGTAATGTCATCAAATTTGAAAAGTTTAGAAACTTTAGTCACATCAAAGTATAGGGTAATATATGCAGATCCGCCTTGGACATTTAAATCATATTCTAATAAAGGTGATGGACGGAATCCTAACCAGCATTATGATTGTATGTCTTTTAGCGATATATGTAACCTCAATGTTAATTCTCTTGCCGATACTGATTGTGTATTGCTTATGTGGTGCATTGACCCTATGTTACCACAAGCATTACAAGTTATTGAATCGTGGGGGTTCAAGTATAAAACAGTGGGTTTTACTTGGGCGAAACAAAATAAAAAGAGTATGGGAATGTTTACGGGCCTAGGGTATTGGACTCGTGGTAATCCAGAGATGTGTCTACTTGCTACGAAGGGAAGTCCTAAAAGACTTTCTAAATCTGTCAAACAATTAGTAATAAGTCCTAGAAGAGAACATTCTAGAAAGCCTGATGAGATTTACAATTATATTGAAGATTTACTTGATGGGCCATATGTTGAATTATTTGCAAGAACAAAAAGAAAAGGTTGGGATAGTTGGGGAAATCAGATAGACAAGTTCTAGTCGCAGTTGGTGACAGTTGGACAGATGAAAACTTTCAAAGTTCTGTTTATAAAGATGTAGATTGTAGTTGGCCCAAATGGCCTGAACATCTTGCTAAAGAATTGGATATGGACTTAATAAATCTTGGCGCCTCTGGCTCTGGTAATTTAGAGATATTTTCTAAAGTAGTAGATGCAACACAACTAGAAAATATTGGTGGTATGGTAGTTATGTGGAGTGAACCAGATAGAATAGATTTTGAAGTGCATGGGGCCAAAGATTTAACTGGTTATAATAAAGTAACGGACAGTGCTTTTTTTCACTGGAGTCCTAGACGATCTCTTGGTAATAAAAGACAAACACACATGCCACTAGAACAGCGTTATACAACATTTTTTGATAGGGGAATAGTTAAAAGAACATTACAAAGGTCACCTACAGATTTTGACCATCTTGCAGATGATGTATTGAAACTAGGTATATGGCATATAGCAACCACATGGAGACTTACTTTTAGATATATGTTTACTGTGCAAAATTTATTGGAAAATTTAAAGATACCATATTTACAAATTCAAGGAACTAATCCATTTTTTGTTTGGATGACAAATGATAAGGGCGAATGGACACAAGATTATGAAGAAGAACTGGATAAACTTTGTAGACATTTAAAGACTTCAGATTATATGTTTAGTATGGATAGTGAAAAATTTGTAGGATGGCCATGTTTTGAAAAACTTGGTGGGTATAGAGCAAGTAATGTTATACGAGATGAGAAGTATAGAATGGGTGCAGAAGATTCACATCCAAATGAAGAAGGACATCGAATCATTGCGAATCACTTACTTGAAGAATGGAACAAAATCTATAAATGACAGAAAAGCGTGATAGTAAGCCATTGATTTTACAGCGTTTTTTTAGTTGAAAAAAAGACTTGACTTTACTCTCAAAGTGTGTCAGCTTATACATATGATGATGAGAGGAAATACCATGAAAGATAAATCAAGACTTGCAAAATTACTTGCAGAAGAAGATATTCATGTAGTTCATAAACCAGTGGAAACCGCTGCTTTTGATGTAAAAAACAGAGAGTTGGTTTTACCAATATGGAAAGATATGACCGAAAGTGTTCAAGATATGATGACACTTCATGAGGTTGGTCATGCATTATGGACTCCACTAAAAATGTTAGAGGATGCCAAGAAAAAGAAGATTAAGTTTTCTTTCGTCAATGTTCTAGAAGATGTAAGAATAGATAAGATGATTAAAAACAGATACCCAGGCGGTGTTAGATCTTACAATCTTGCATATAAAGATTTACAAAATAGAGATTTCTTTGGTACTCATGGTAAAGACCTAAAATCATTCAATCTTATTGATAGAATCAATCTTCACTATAAAGGTTATAGTGATGTTCCATTTTCTGATGAAGAAATGGTTTGGGTTCAAAAAGCCAATGAGACTAAGACTCCTACACAAGTTCTTAAACTTGCACAAGAGTTGTATGATTATATAGATGAAAACGAAGAGTCACAAGGTCAAGATACTAATCCACAAAATCCTGCTGGTAATCAAAAGGGTGATGACAATACTACAGAGTCAAATAGTGGTAATAGTGGTGACGAAAAAGGTGACGAGTCTCAAGATTCTGAGGGTAGTTCAGAGGACGCTAAAGAGGGTGATTCTGACGACCAAGGTAGTGCTGGAGACGACCAGAAAGACGACCAGACGGAAGGAGAATCACAGAGTTCTAGTGGTTCTGATGACAAAGATACGGAAGGTCAAGAAGAAAAACCTAAGACTACTAATGGTAAAGAAGGTGGTAAATCTGAGGGTGACTTTGAAGCCACTACAGATAATACCTATGCACAAAACTCTAAAAAGTTTCTAGACAAAACTGCAAAAGACAGAGTTTATGCTTGGATACCTAAGTTAGAAAATATTGATGATATGATTGTGTCACCAAAAGAAATATTAGGTGATATGAGAGATCATTATCAGAATGAAACTCATGATAAGTATTATCAAAGTAATTTAGATGAGATTAAAACTTTCCTAGACAAATCTAAGAAAACAGTTTCTTATGTCACTAAAGAGTTTGAGATGAAGAAAGCTGCAGATCAATACAATCGTGCCACTGTTGCAAAAACTGGTTCGCTTGATATGTCTAAGTTACATACTTACAAATACAATGAGGATTTATTTGCCAAGGTTACAAACTTGCCTGGGGCCACTAATCACGGATTGGTTTTCTTTTTAGATTGGTCAGGTTCTATGCAAGAAAACATGACTGGCACTATGATGCAATTATTTAATCTTACTGAGTTCTGTATGAGAACTAAGATACCTTTTGAGGTTTATGCTTTCTCTGATAGAAGTGTAAATAGGTATGGAGATTGGAAACAAAAATTTAAGTCTGGTGACTTGATGATTCAAGATTGTAGATTGTTTAACTTTCTAAGTTCTTCAATGTCTAAAAAAGATCAAGTCGAGATGATGCACTACATGATTATGATGGGTAATTATTGGAAGGGTTATAGAAATTGGAGAACTGGTGGTTATCCTATTAGTGTTCATAACAAATATCAATTAGGTGGTACGCCTTTGAATCATGCGATTGTCGCTGCCATGAAGATTGTTCCAGACTTTCAGATGAAACATTCACTTCAAAAAGTTCATTCAGTTTTTCTTACTGATGGATATAGTCACAGAATTGATGGTGCTATGACAGTTGGAACTGATCGTGATGGTAAAGACTACAATGGTGTAAGAGGTGTCTGTAATGGTTATACTCATGACATTTATATCACTGATCCAATTACTAATAATAAAGTTGAGATTAAAGATATGAAGTATTCAAGAAATGCTCAGACACTTTCACTTTTCAAGTTGTTAAAGAAAAGAGTGCCTAACATGAATATTGTAGGTTTCTTTATCGCTGGTTCTGGTCGAAAAGGTAATGTTCACAAAAATGTTCTTGCTGATAAGTTCGATCTTTGTCAGTATAATGACTACAATAAAATAAAAGAGTTATACAAAGTTCTTAAAAAAGAGAATGTAGTTGTCGCAAAAGATGAGGGATACGATGAGTTCTATATCTTGCCTGGGGCAGGTGCGATGGATGAGAATGAAGAATTAGTAGTCGAGGGTAAGGTTACTCAGGCTACTCTAAAAAGGGCGTTTATGAAATCTTCAAGTAACAAGATGACGAATCGCCCAGTGTTAAACAAGTTTGTTGGGATGATTGCCTAATGCAAAAGTGCTGTAAAAACAATGTGATAAAAAAAGACTTGACATTGGCCCAAACTTGTGTTAGCTTATAAGTATGATGAGAATTGAAATAGAGAGGTTATATTATGTATTTAAGTCCTAGAAAACAGTTGTTTGTTGATACTGCTTCTGATAAGTTCGGTGGTGGTTCAATACTCAACAAATCTCAAGTTAAAGAAACTTGTGACGATCTAAATATCCCACTTGCTGGTTGGTTTTTAGGTCAATGTAAAGTTGGGTACAATCAGTTTAAGTTACCTAACGAAGAAAAGTATGCTACTGAGACAGTTCAGACTAACGCTCCTGCGCCAGTAGAAAATACTACAGTGAATTTGGTTGCGACTAATATGGATAAACAAAATTTAGTTCCTGCTGCCTTTGAGGGTTTTGTTCCTTGGGGTCATTATTCAACAATCAAACAAATTGTTGAGTCTGGTCTGTTCTATCCAGTTTTTGTTACTGGCCTGTCTGGTAATGGTAAAACTCTTATGATTGAACAGATTCATGCAAAACTCAAAAAAGAGTTGATAAGAGTTAACATTACTATTGAGACCGATGAGGACGATTTACTTGGTGGTTTCAGATTAGTAAATGGTGAAACTAAGTTTGTTCCTGGGCCAGTTATTGAGGCCATGGAAAAAGGTTGTACTCTTTTGTTAGACGAATGTGATTTAGGTTCTAACAAGTTACTTGCCCTTCAACCAGTTCTTGAGGGTAAAGGTGTTTACTTGAAAAAAGTAAACAAGTGGGTAACGCCTAAACAAGGTTTTAATGTGATGGCAACTGCAAATACTAAAGGTAAAGGTTCAGAGGATGGAAGGTTCATTGGAACTAACATTTTGAACGAGGCCTTTCTTGAGAGGTTTGCAATCACTATTGAACAACCATATGCAACTACTAAGACCGAAAAGAAAATCGTTATCGGTTCTATGAAGAAGTATGGAAAAGTTGATGAGTCTTTTGCAGACAATTTAACTAAGTGGGCTGATGTAATCAGAAAGACTTTCTTTGATGGTGGAGTTGACGAGGTTATCTCTACTAGAAGATTGGATCACATAGTCAAAGCCTTCGCTATCTTTGGAGATAAGATGAAGGCCATCGACCTTTGTGTCGCTAGGTTTGACGATGAGACTAAGGACTCATTCAAAGACTTATACACTAAGATAGATAGTGGTGTCGATATCTCAACACTAACAAGTGATGACTCTTCAATAGATGCAGAACTTGCTGAGATGGATGAAGAAGAGGATGACGCTGACTTCTAAAAATAAATTATCTTATAGGGGTTGTAATCTATGATTGCAATCCTTATATATAATATAGACAACGCCATAATGGGTTGTCGCTAAATCTTGCTTAATAAAGGAGAGAAAAATGGTAAGAACTAATTTAAGTCTATTCGACAATTTCAATCAATTAACGCCTTATGCCGTTGGCTTCGATAGAGTATTCGACCAACTGCAAAACTATGTAGAGAATAATTCTACATCAACAGGCTATCCACCTTACAATATCAGAAAAGATGGTGAGTATAATTATAATATTGAAATGGCACTTGCAGGCTTCAGTAAAAAAGATATTGAAGTTGAAGTTGCAGATGGTGTACTAACAATTCGTTCAGTAAAAGAGAATGAAGAGGATGACAGCAATTTGTATAGAGGAATCTCATACAGAAAGTTTAATCGAAAGTTTACTCTTGCTGATGATATTATTGTTAAAGACGCTAAATTACAAGATGGTCTTTTGAAGATTTCTTTGGAGAAGATTGTTCCAGAGGAAAAGAAACCAAGACTCATCGAAGTAAAATAAATTTAAATGGGGGGTTGACATTGCCCCCCATTTTATGTTAGCGTAGGAACAATAACCATAACTAAGGAGATTATATTATGGGATTAAAAACATTTGATGTTGCTCCAGACCAATTTAAAGATGGTGGTGTAGCAAAACCAGACGAAGAACATTGGACTTCTAAAGAAAAAATACCTACAGATGATATAGAAAGTTTGCAAAAAGCAGATGAAGAACATGAGAAAGCTAATAGTGGTTTAAAAGTTTCTATGAAAACAAAACTTGCATTACATATGATGCGAGTAGAGATTCCAGAATCTGCCATTGATGAAATCAATAATTATATTGACGAAGAATTATTGACTAAGGATGAAAGATTTGGTCAAGTAAAAGGTAATACTACAGTATCAAATACTTATTCTTGGGGTCTTGTAGGACAAATAAAACAGAATGAAAAATCAGCACAGATTGAGTTTCCTATTACAGATGAAACACAAGGTTCAGTTCCTGGGCAAGTAAAAACAATTATTGAACAATGTGCAAGAACTTATTTACAAAAAGCATTTGATATGGATGCTGTGATTGATGCTTTCGAAGCATGGTCAGTTCATAGTTATGCTGGTGATTATAATCCACTACACGATCATGGTGTAGTTACTCAACAAGGATTATCATGTATCCTATATCTAAAAGTTCCACCACAGATTGAAAAGATAAATGCTGAAGAACAATGGAACTTGGCAAACAACTCTGGTGCCGTAGATGGATTTACTTATTTTCAATGGGGAGTAAACGGAAGGTCAGATACTAAGATACTTAGACCTGCCACAGATGAATATGTAAAGCCTGAAAAGGGTGTACTTATGATATTCCCTAATTGGTTAAGACACGCTGTCATGCCTTTCTCTGGTGAAGGTGAAAGAAGGACTTTCTCTACAAATATCAATGTGATGGATAAATTGATCCTAAAACAACTTGGTATAACTGCACCAGCAGACCAGATGGAATACATGAAAAATTTAAGAGATAAAAGACAACTTGCAACTAAGAGGAAATAAATGCCAAAATATAAATTTCGTGAAGATAAAATTCTTGACGAATTGAAAAATTATGTAGACGCTACTTATGATAAACATTACAGTGAGGGTAAATACCAAGCGACAGAGTTCATCATAGATGGTGGTCATGGTGAGGGTTTTTGTATTGGTAATGTATTAAAATATGCACAACGATATGGAAAGAAAAATGGTAAGGATAGAAATGACTTGCTTAAGATCATACATTATGGTATGATGGCACTTTATATAAATGAAACGGAGAGTGAAAATGAAACTAAGTAATGATACTGTAGGTATACTTAAAAACTTTGCTTCAATCAATCAGAACTTGATTATCAAAGAAGGTAGTGAACTTACAACTATGTCTGCAATGAAAAACATTGTGGCAAGAGCGAAGGTGATGGAAACATTTCCAAAAGAGGTTGCAATCTATGATTTGAATGAGTTTCTTGCTGCCTTATCTTTATTTACAACACCAGTTTTGGATTTCCAAGACCAGTTTGTAACTATGTCAGAAGAAGGTAATCCAAGAAATAGTTTGAAGTATTTCTATTCAGATCCTAGTGTGGTAACTAGTCCAAGTAAAATGATTACTATGCCTTCAGAAGAAGTAACTTTTACTTTAAATGATGATACTGTAAATCAGTTGAAAAGGGCTGCAGGAGTTATCTCTTCACCAGACTTGGCGTTAGAAAATAACTTACTTACTGTCAAAGATAAAAAGAATGATACTGCAAATAACTATTCTATCAATGTAGATTGTAAGGCAGAAGAAAATGCAGATTATACTTTTTTCTTCAAAGTTGAAAATCTAAAACTATTAGGTGGTGATTATAGAGTTGCTGTATCTAGTAAGTTTATTAGTCACTTTAAAAATACTAAAAGTGATATTGAGTATTGGATTGCACTTGAGCCTGAATCTAAATATAATGTTTAATTTGAAGGAACTATATTATGGAAAACTTTTTGTGGGTCGAGAAGTATCGGCCCGAGACTATTGATGATTGTGTTTTACCAAACCATCTAAAAGATACTTTTAAAGAGTTTGTTAAAAACAAATCTATCCCAAATATCATACTAAGTGGAAGTGCTGGTGTAGGTAAAACTACAGTTGCAAAAGCAATGATAAATGAAATCGGCGCTACTTATATGATGATAAATGGTTCAGAGGAATCAGGCATTGATGTTCTCAGAACTAAAATTAAAAACTTTGCTTCTACAGTAAGTCTAGAGGGTGGTAGAAAATATATCATTCTAGATGAGGCAGATTATCTAAATCCACAATCTACTCAACCTGCCTTGCGAGGTTTTATGGAAGAGTTTCATAAGAACTGTGGATTTATTCTCACTTGTAATTATAAAAACCGATTGATTGAACCATTACATTCAAGATGTTCTGGCATTGATTTCACGATAAATAATGGTGAGAAGATAAAACTTGCAGAAACTTTTTTTGTAAAAGTAAAAGATATCCTAGACGGAGAAGGAATTAAGTATGAACCTAAGGCTGTTGCTGAACTAATCAATAAACACTTTCCAGATTGGCGTAGAGTTTTAAATGAGTTACAAAGATACTCTGCTACTGGACAGATTGATGCTGGTGTTCTTGTTAATATATCCGAAAAAAATATCGGTGAGTTGATGCATGCTTTGAAGGGAAAGGAGTTTACAAATGTCAGAAAGTGGATTGTTGCTAATCTTGATAATGACCACACTAGGATTTATCGCCGGATTTATGACTCGCTTTATGATCATCTTGATCCCAATACTATTCCTCACGCTGTTGTTATACTTGGGGATTATCAGTATAAATCTGCCTTTGTAGCAGATCAAGAAATAAATATGTTGGCTTGTCTAACAGAGATTATGGGAGTGGTGAAGTTCAGATGATATACGATAGATTACAAATAATAGACAACTTAGTAGAGCCACATATTGCAGAAATTATAGACTCTGAGGTACAACAACTTTCATGGAAATATGACTACAACTCTAGAAAAGGTGGCACTAATAAACATTGGCACATTAAGGCAGTTCATACAGAAAAAGAGATGTTAGATAGAGGTATGGATTGGATTATGCCCATATGGCAATCTGCAATGAATAAAGTAAAACTAGATTTACAATGGGAAAGAGTTTATCTAAACGCTCATACTCATGGTGTAGAACCACTTTCACATACAGATGATGGTGATTATACTTTAATATATTATCCTAGACTAGATTGGGAAAAGGATGATATGGGTGGAACTATTGTATTAAATGAGATTGCAGAATATAAAGGTAACAGATTGATTTGTTTTCCAGCAAAACAAGTTCATCAAGCGATGCCTGTATCTAGAAACTGTCATAAGTTAAGAACTTGTATAGTATTCAAAACTCTAGATAAGGGTGGACAAATCTATAATTCAGATAGACTAGAGGGATACAAGGAGATGGAACTTGTATGAACTAAAAGAATATCTTAATGCCATAAACTATACCAAAGAAAAACTTATGGACACTGGTGATGAAGTTTGGGAAAAGAAATATCCAGCCTTCATCATAAATAAGTGTCTATTAGATACAGAAACTATTCAACTTACAAATGAGATGAATATCAAACACCACCTAGATAATAAGTTACAGTTTGACTTTTTACTAAATAGTCTTAGACCAAGAAAAAGATTTAATCCTTGGTTGAAAGCGAGTAAACTAAAGAATCTAGAGTATGTAAAAGAGTATTATGGATATAGTAATGAAAAGGCAAAATCCGCTCTTAATATACTTAATGATGAACAGATTAAGACTATTAAAGATAGTTTGAAAAAAGGTGGAAAAAATGGAAGAGGTTAAACTGAATTGGAAACAAGATGATATGCTTGAAATCGTCTTGAAAGAACCAGATGACTTTCTCAAAGTTAGAGAAACATTATCTAGAATTGGTGTTGCAAGTAGAAAAGACAGAAAACTATATCAATCTTGTCACATCTTACATAAACAAGGTAAATACTATTTGGTTCATTTTAAAGAACTTTTTGCTCTTGATGGTAAAGAAACCAACTTGAGTGAGAATGATATTGCTAGAAGAAACACAATAGGCAAATTACTAAGTGATTGGGGTTTGGTGACGCTAAAAGGGGAAGTAGACCCAGTAGCACCACTAAGTCAAATAAAGATTATTTCATTCAAAGAAAAGAATGAATGGATTTTGGAGACAAAATATAACATTGGTAAGAAAAAAGAAGATACCAAAGAAATATAAAACTATGGGGATAGTGTATGGAAAAGTTTGCCGACTTTATCACAGAAGCAAAACTCGATACTGATATCGAAGTAGCAGTTCTAACAAAATTAAAATCTAAAAAACCAGAGTTAGTAAGCAATCTTATAGAGAAAGTTTGTAAGAAAAGAGGTATTAAGTGTCATATCATCAATGTTAAACAAGCATGGATTAACAAGAATGACTTAGAAACTGGATTACTTACTGTTTCAAATATTGATGGTGAAGATACAGTTGTAGAATTTAACACACGAAAAACAGTTTGTTTTGTTCGTGCTGGTGTTTTGGAAGATGAGATTGGTATTGCACTTTTGACATCGTTTGAAAGAGCTGGTGCATTTATGGTTAACAATAAAGAAGGTATGTTAACTTGTGATAATAAGATGTCGGCGTTTTTATCTTTTGAAAGAAATAGTATTCCTACACCTAGAACATCAATTATCTCAAATGAGAAAAGTCTAGATGATGCACTAGAAAGAGTTGGTAATAAATATCCTATGATTATCAAGTCGATTACTGGTACACAAGGTATCGGTGTATCTATCGTAGATTCATATGAAAGTTTAGTATCAAATGTACAATCACTTTGGAAGTTTGGTGCAGAACTACTAATTCAAGAATATCTAAAATTTGATTACGATATTAGAACTATCGTGGTAGGTGGTAAAATACTTGCCTCAACAAAAAGAATACGACCAAAGGATGACTTTCGTTCTAATAGACACAGAGGTGCTACTACAGAACCACATAAGTTATCAGATGCAGAAAGAGAAACTATACTAAGAGCCGCTCGTGCCGTAGGTGCATATGTAGTTGGAGTCGACCATGCACTAGTTGGAGATAAGATTTATGTGTTAGAATGTAATGGTTCTGCTGGTATAGGTTCTAACTTTGCAATGTATGATGCGACAGATACAGAATCAGATAAGAACGATTATGTTGGTGAAGCAAAACCATCTAAGATTGTAGATAAGTTAATAGAATTTATTCAAGTTACAAATAATCGTAGACACTCATTTCCTACAGAAAGTGGATATGTTGAAAGAATAGAAATAGAAGGATATGGCCCACTAAGAGCAAAGTTTGATACTGGTAATGGAACTAACGCTTCCATGTTTGTAGTAGACAAAGTAGAGATCAAAGGTAGAACTGTAAGGTGGGAAAAGAATGGTAAGAAGTTTACAAGTGCTTTACAAGGTATTTCAAAACCAGAGCATGTTGGAAAAATAGATGAAAGACCTATCGTAAATGTAAATATTATATTTAACAATAGAAAGTATATAGATGTTCCTATCGGACTTGCAACAAAAGATGCGAGAAGTAATTTTCTTGCAAATAGATCATTGATGACTTTGTTTCAAGTCACTGTCAATCCAAATAGAAGATTTGTCCTATCAGATTGGATTGAGAGAGGTGACGAAAATGATGAGGACGATTTACCAACTAAAAAAATGAAAGGCATTGACCAAGGGAGAAGAAGCAAATGAAAGCAGGAGATCATTTAATTTTGGCTGCAAAAAAGCAGGCAGAGGGAGAAATAGAAGTACATAAGGCAAACATCAAGGTTTATCAAACCATGCCTGCAGGCATTGGAGAACATAGTGATATCACTGAGGCCGTAATCGCAGAACTAGATAAACTTGCTTCTGCACATGACAGACTAGAAATGATTAACAAATATTTCCCAACAAAGGAAGAAAAGTTACCTTTGTTTGAAAATAATTCTTGACATTACCACACAAAAACTATATAATGGATACAAATGGTGAGTTTCTATACAAATATTTTACAGTGGGGCAATCAGCTTCTCATTAGAGAAGTTGTAGACGGCAAGAGACAAGTTCGTAGAGTTAAGTATCAACCGACATTATTTACACCATGTAAAAATGAAAGTGGATACAAAACTCTTACTGGACAGAATGCTGCCCCAATCAAGTTTGACAATATCAAAGAAGCAAAAGAATGGACTAAACAGTATGAGAATCAGAAACATTTAGTTCTGGGTCAAACACAGTTTCCATATGTCTATTTGTCTGATCAATATCCTAATTCAGTAAACTGGGATTTGGATAATATTCTAATCACTACTATAGATATCGAAGTTCAATGTGAAAATGGATTTCCTAATCCACAAGATGCACTTGAACCTATGCTATCTATTACTGTTAAGAATCATCAGAACAAACAGATTGTAGTTTTTGGTATTGGTAAATATGAAAGTAAAAGAACAGATGTAACTTATATCGAATGTTCAAGTGAACCACACTTGTTCAAAGAGTTTCTTTTGTTTTGGGAAAAGAATACACCAGACATTATCACTGGTTGGAACACAGAGTTCTTTGATGTTCCATATCTCTGTAATCGTATCAAGAATTTATTTGGTGAGGATGAACTCAAAAGACTATCGCCTTGGAGAATGGTCACGGAGAGAGAAGTTTATAATAGTGGTAGAAAACATCAACTGTATGAAATTAAAGGTGTTGCCCATTTAGATTATCTTGACTTGTATCATAAGTTTACATACACAAGTCAAGAATCATATTCTCTAAATCACATTGCATATGTAGAACTTGGAGAAAAGAAAGATGAAAATCCCTATGATACTTTTAGGGATTGGTATACAAAAGACTTCCAATCTTTTATTGACTATAATATCCTTGATGTGGAATTAGTTGATCGTATCGAAGATAAGATGCGATTGATTGAGTTGTGTTTGACTATGGCGTATGAGGCCAAAGTAAATTATATGGATGTTCTTGGTTCTGTGAAGTATTGGGATATCTTAATATTTAATTATCTTAGAAAGAAAAACCTAGTTATACCACAGAAGAATGCTTCAGATAAATCATCTAAGTTTGAAGGTGCATATGTCAAAGATCCTATTGTTGGTGAACACAAGTGGGTTATGTCTTTTGACTTGAATAGTTTGTATCCACACTTGATGATGCAATATAATATTAGTCCAGAGACACTAAAATCCTTGAGAACTATTGAAGGTATGAAAGTTGATAAACTTCTAAAAAAAGAGGTTGATACATCTGTTCTTAAAAATACAACTATGACACCTAATGGTGCATTGTTCAAAACAAATGTAAAAGGTTTTCTTCCAGAGTTGATGGAAGATATGTATAATGATCGTGTCATTTACAAGAAAAAGATGTTGGAAGCAAAACAACAATATGAAGATACAAAAGAACCATCACTACTTAAAAAGATTTCAAAGTATGATAATATTCAGATGGCAAGAAAGATTGCACTAAACAGTGCTTATGGTGCAATCGGTAATCAGTATTTTAGGTATTACTCTCTTGCAATGGCAGAAGCAGTTACTACCTCTGGACAACTATCTATTCGTTGGATTGAAAATAAGGTAAATGAATACATGAATGATTTACTTAAAACAGATGGTAAAGATTATGTAATCGCTTCAGATACAGATTCTATCTATGTGACATTTGGTGATTTGATTGATAAGTTCAAACCTAAAAGTCCAGTGGACTTTCTAGATATAATTGCAAAAGAAAAGATAGAACCTTTTATCAACAAGTCGTATCAAGAACTTGCAGATTATACTCATGCATTTGACCAGAAGATGTTTATGAAAAGAGAAGTGATTGCTGACAAGGGTATCTGGACAGCAAAGAAAAGATATATTTTAAATGCATGGGATGTTGAAGGTGTTCGTTATCATGAACCAACTCTCAAGATTATGGGCATTGAGGCAGTTAAGTCATCTACGCCAGAACCTTGTAGGATTAAAATTAAAGAGGGTTTAAAAATCATCATGAGTGGTGATGAGAAAATGCTAAATAAGTTTATACAAGATTTTAGAAAAGAGTTTATGAATATGTCACCACAATCTATCGCATATCCAAGAAGTGTGAACGGATTAAAGAAATGGTTTGACTCTAATTCTTTGTTTGCGAAGGGTGCTCCTATTCATGTGAAAGGTGCAATATTATATAATCATTTACTCAAAGAAAAGAAACTACAACATAAGTATCCATTTATTCAAGAAGGAGATAAGATTAAGTTTTTACATTTAAGAACACCAAATATTCATCAATCATCTAGTATATCTTTTATTACAAAACTACCTACAGAATTTGGACTAGATAATATGGTAGATAGAGAACAACAGTTTGAAAAGTCTTTTGTAGAACCACTTAATTTTATTCTTAAAAATATTAACTGGAATGTGGATAGGACTTATGGAACACAAGGTAACTTATTGGATTTCCTATGATACTAGATAAACAAGACTCGATATATGCTGCTACAAAATTGATGAGATACTTCAAAGATTTCAATCGTATTGATGATTATTTTCGTGCAAGAAAGATAGAAAGAGTTAGAGATATTCCTGCCCCCTTGCCTGGCATGTCACTTGAAGATGATATGTTTCAAGATTATGATCTGCATCCAGAGGACATGAACTTCCAAGTTGTAGAAATGCCTACAAAACTATTTGATACTCTGTTAGAAAAAACTGCATCATTTAGTCCAGACGAAAACCCAGGCAAGACGCTCAAACTTGTAGTAAAAGAAACTACTACAAATACTGTAGTTGGATTTATTAGATATGGTAGTCCACTAATAAACAGTAAACCTAGAAATGATTTTCTTGGTGGAGTTCCAGACTTAGATATATTTAATAAAAGGGCAATCATGGGTTTCAATATCGTGCCTGTGCAACCTTTCGGTTATAATTATCTTGGTGGTAAATTACTTGCAGCCATATGTTGTTCCCATGCAAGTCGTAGAATGTTAAACAAGAAATATGATACCAAGTTTTGTTTATTTGAGACTACATCTTTGTATGGTAATATCAAAGGTGCAAGTATGTACGATGGTATGCGACCATATCTTAGATATAAAGGTGATACACAATCTAAGTTTCTACTAACACTTGGTGAAGATATCTATCCAGAGATGAGGGATTGGTTTACAGAAAAGAATGGTGGTGAGGAACTTATACATAAAGGCGCCTCAAGTAGAAAACTTAAAATGCAAACTAAGATGGTAGGTATTGTAAAGAAAAGTTTACTAGAACATGATAAGAAAGCATATGAATTATTCTCAAAAGAGATTGCAAAAGCAAGTGATGTCACTACACAAAAAAGATTTTATATGTCAGAGTATGGATACTCTAATGTGAGAGATGTATTGTTAGGTAAAACTAATGACTTGACAAAAGCAGAAAACTATGATAGGTTTGAACTTGAAAATGTAGTTACATGGTGGAAAAAACTTGCTACTAAAAGGTATATTAAAATGATTAGAGAGGACAAGTTAAGAAGAGAACTTGAAGTTTGGAATCAAGAAACTATGAATAAGATTGACATTATAAGATGAAAACTTATATACATGTAAATCAACATAAAATAAGAGCAAATAAAAAACATGGAACAAATGAACCAGTTATCACTGTTAAAAAAGGTAAAACCAACACATACTGTCATGAAGTTAAAATACTTGGTTCTAGTACAGTGGTGTATGGCGGTAATGATAAACCTCTTCTTTCTTGTGGCGCTAGAGTTGTCATTATGACAGAGGGAGATGTGGAGATTTTAAAATGAAAATATGTGTTGCAAGATTACGAAGTAATGTAAAATATAATGGCCCACTTGAAACAGTTCTAGATAGTTTTTTTGAGAACTATGTAAAGTGGATGAAAGCAAATCCACAACATGAATATAGAACTTACAATGTATCATTTGGTTCAGAAAGACCTAAAAGGACACCAGAGAATATAGAGTGGGCCGATGTAATAGTTATACCTAGTGATTCAGAGTTTAGGTATCATGGTGAGTTACAGATGAATCCAAAAGACCTTGCAAAGTCACAAAGTCACATGGAAAAGATTATACCATTCTTTGAGGGTAAAACTGTAATTATGTGGAGAAGTGACAGAGGAGATACAGAAGAATTGTATCGTAGTTTTATACCTAATATTAAAAACTTTCATACGATAGATGAGATAGATTTTAGTGGTAATATTCATGGAATGAAATATCATTTTATACAATCTCTTAAAAATCCACTTGCACAAATGATGAGTGATGGTAAAACTACAGACTTCGGCTACTGGGGTCGCATGAAACCCTCAGAAAAAAATGTAAGAGAAAAAACTATTCGTGAGATATATCGCTCAGAAATGTCTACAGTATTGGTAGGTGGTTTTCCAAGTGGTGTAGAAAGACAATCTAAATGGATAAAAGATTGGAAGAAACTACTACCTATGTTAGAACCATGTCGTGCAACACTTTGTTTTAACTGGCTCGATCCAGAGGCCACGACCAGTAGGTATCCAGAGGCACTTTCTATTGGAATGATACCTTTTGTTTGGGGTGACTATGATAAGAATAATACATATAATATTGATGATTGGCAAAGGGTAAATAGATTTGTAGATTTAGAACATAGAATAAAACAACTAAGAGATGAGACACTTTTTACACTAAAACTTACAGAATACAGAAACAACTATAAAAAAGTATTATTAGAAGAGTTTGAATATTTTGAATTATTTTCAGATAAAATGAATTTTTCACTTGACATTTAGCGAATCATCTGGTAGTATAGCCTTATGATGATGAGAGAAAATGAACCAAAGAATTACGAAGCTTACTTATACAAAATAACAGTTCATAAAACTGGAAAGATGTATATCGGTTGGCATAAGGGTAAAGCAGATGGTACTTATTATCATTCTAGTAAATGTCCTATTTTTAGAAAAGACTTTGCAAACAAAGATAATTCCTATGAAATTTTAGATTATGGAACTTGTCAAGAAATGGCAACAAAGGAGAATGAAATGCTATTAGAAGTTGATGCAAAAAATAATGATGACTACTACAATAAATCTAATGGTGGCGGTCTCTATGTCAAAAAAACAAAATACAAATCAGTGATTGAATTATTTGATGCGATTGTGGAAAAGAAGTTTCCAGTAAAATTTGTTAAAAAGACAAAAATTAAAGATGTGAAAAGATTTCAAGTAAGGGTTGCAAATACTGACCCAGAACACTTGAAAGTTTTACAAGATTCAATGATGGATTTAAAAGGTGATTTATCAGAGTGGGAGCCTGTCCATATCTTAAAAGATTATTATGGTAAAGGTAAAGACTTGATGATAAATGGTAATCACACAACCATTTCTGCAAACAAGGTGCCACATGTTGATACAATGCCTGTTATGTATATTCCTAAAGAAGTTTGGGAAAAGTTTGATGAGATCGAGTTAATCGACCTTGCAAATTTATTAAATCCTCAACCAAAGAAGGCTCAAAAGAAGTCAGATAAAGAGGATTGGATTCAAAACATTGTAAATAAATTCAATAAGAAAGGTATCTCTGCCGACTCTAATGAAAACAAAGTTTTGTTGATAAAGAATAATTTTTCAACAAGACAAGTCAAAGGTATTATAGATAAAGCAAAAGATGAGATTGAAGATGCAAAGTTGATACCGCCTGGCTTTCAGTTAAAGTTATATACCGACAAAGAGTTAAAAGAAATCACGGATGCTGCTTCAGATAAAGATACAGTTTCTTATGTGTCATCTTCTGCAAACTTTGACATCGATCAATTATTTGATAAGTTTGATGCGATAATTGATGGTAAGTTATCTAAGAGGTATGTAAATGTTTATATCAAACATCCATCAATGAAATCTCAGAAAGAGTGGAAAAAGAAGTGGTCTGCAAAAGCAGAGAAGAGGTTATCAAGGGCTTCTAATTATGGTGGAGTAACTTTTTATGTTAACTTAATAGAGTTAGATTACTTGGAGAAGAACACATTATAGATCACATTTATATACCGACTTTAGGTAGATGTAATAATCAAATCACCTATGATAATATGTCAGGGCCTGCACAGGCCTTGACAACTCTTGTAGTGCAACCTAAAGAAAAACATTTATATTCAAAGTATCCAATCTTAGTTTTGCCAGATAATGATATTGGTATCACGGAGACAAGACGATGGATATACATGAATAGCGCTGATATTAAATATGGTGTGTTTGATGATGATCTAAAATTTATTCGTAGAACACCAAATGGTGAAAAGTCAAAGAGACTTATGAATGCTCAAGATTGGGATTACATGTTATCAGAAACTAGTAAGTGGTTAGATGAAGTAGACTTTGCTGGTTTTCGTCAAGGTAATTTACCACCAGCAGGCAAACCTTATATTGACATCGCAGCTGTAAACTGTGGTTTCTTTTTTAATGGAAAGAGATTACCAAAGGAAGATGAACTAGATTGGTCGCTACCAGTTTGTGAAGATATTCATATGGTATTACAATTATTTGAAAAAGGACATACTAATCGTATATGGGATGAGTTTGGTTATATATCAAAGATTCTTGTGGATGGTGGATGTAATGAGTGGAGAACTTTAGAACTAATAAACAATACACATGCAAAACTTATAGAGATGTATCCTAATCATGTATCTTGGAATGGTGTTAAAAAAAATGTTATGGGTGGCGATTTTAAGAAAATTAAAATCAAATGGAAAAAAATGTATACAGATAGTCAGTATGGAAAACTACCAATATGATTATGAAACCAGTGGATTGGAGAGTTGCAACTCTATTTGTACAAGAAAGACACTATAGTGCTGTAATGCCTAAACTCACTAAGCACTATCTTGGTGCATATGTTGATGATGAACTTGTTGGTATATTGACACTAGGGTGGGGAACTAATCCTATGGGAACTATTAGAAAGATGTTTCCAGAACTTACTACAGCAGATTACTATGAGATAGGTAAGATGTGTATGGATGAAAAGATGCCAAGGAATAGTGAATCACAGATGCAGAGTTTAACTATTAAGTGGATGAAAGAAAACACACCTAGTGTAAAATATCTTTATACCTGGGCCGATGGTATTGTGGGTAAGCCTGGCTATGTTTATCAGGCCGCAAACTTTTTGTATGGTGGTTTTATTTGGACAGATATATATTTAAGTGAGAGTGGAGAGAAAGTCCACTTTAGAACTATTCAGAGAAAAATGAAAAAAGAAATGGGTAGAGATGATACAAAGTATGGCCCAAGACCAAATGATAAAAAGATGGGTGAGTTAGGATTTACGAGAGTGTGGGGTAAACAGTTTAGATACATTTATCCAATAAACAAAACCTCTAAGAAATATTTAAAAAACTCTACGATGGAATGGACAAGAGAATATCCAAAAGACAAAGACTTGCAGTGGAAAGTAAAAAAGCCCGGCGAGACAGAATATACACTAACTGATGCACTACCATTTATAGATGGTAATGTTACACAACATAATTCTAGTAATGTAAATAAAGTATCAGACAAATATGGTGTAGGTAATTTAAGTGAATTTTTCACTTGACAATAATAACGAATTATGATAGGATGGTAAAAATGAAAAATAGTAATTTCAAAGAAGTAAAAACTTTCATGGAGACTTTCAAACAGAAAGTCAGAACAGAACCACAGTGGCCTACAGATGAAGAAGTAGACTTGAGAATTGACTTAATTAGGGAAGAGTTAAATGAACTGGAAGAAGCATGTGAAAAGGGAACACTCGTTGATGTTGCAGATGCTCTCGCAGATATCTTATATGTCACCTATGGCGCAGGTCATACTTTTGGAATTGATCTCGACAAATGTTTTGCAGAAGTCCAAAGATCAAATATGTCCAAGTTGGGAGAGGATGGAAAACCGATGTATCGTAAAGATGGAAAAGTCATGAAAGGCCCGAACTACTCAGAACCTAATTTAGAAGGAGTGATATATGACGAATGATTTTCTAAAAGATATAATTAAAATTACTGGTAATGAATATGCTAGTTTAGTTGAGGACGGAGTTGCCTCTGGTGATGTTGAAAAGTTTGTAGACACTGGATCTTATATTTTCAATGCATTGTTAAGTGGTAGTATGTATGGTGGTTTGCCTGCAAATAAAATTACTGCACTCGCTGGTGAAAGTGCAACTGGTAAGACATTCTTTTTGATGGGTATGGTAAAAAACTTTCTAGATGCAAATCCAGATGGTGGCGTGGTTTACTTTGAATCAGAAAGTGCAATCACTAAACAGATGGTGATTGATAGAGGAATTGATCCAAAAAGAATGGTTATCTCACCAGTGACTACAGTTCAAGATTTTAGAACACAAGCAATCAAAGTTGCAGATAGATATAATCAGCAAGATGTAGATTTAAAAAGACCTATGTTTATGTGTCTAGATAGTTTGGGTATGTTATCTACTACAAAAGAAGTAGAGGATACTGCTGAAGGTAAAGAAACTAGAGATATGACACGGGCACAAGTTCTAAAAGCTGCATTTCGTGTATTGACACTAAAACTTGGTAAGGCAGGAATACCTCTTGTTGTAACTAATCACACATATGATTCTATGGGAAGTATGTTTCCTACAAAAGAAATGGGTGGTGGTTCTGGTCTAAAGTATGCAGCCTCATCAATCATATTCTTGTCAAAGAAGAAAGAGAAAGATGGAACAGAAGTTATTGGTAATATTGTCCACTGTAAAAATCATAAGTCAAGATTGACAGTAGAAAATAAAATGGTTGATGTTAGATTGACATATGATAAAGGATTAGATAAATATTATGGATTGCTAGAACTTGCAGAGAAGTATGAGATTTTCAAGAAACAATCGACTAAGTATGTAGTATCGGATGGTACAACTCAGTTTGGTAAAACGATTATGAAAAATCCAGAGAAGTTCTTTACAGAGGAAGTTATGGCACAACTAGAAGAAGCTGCTGGAAAGGAATTTAAGTATGGCCATTAAACTTATAGAAAATGCTTGTAGTCCATTTTATCTAGATATGATAAAACATGTGGCATCAAATGATGACAGTTGGAATTTTAAATATCCTATCGGTAAACCACTAGATGAAAGTCATTTAAAACTAGATATCATTGATAATGATGATACTAAACATCCATTACTTGCTGGTATCGCTATGGGATTACTTATACAAATCTATGACAAAGGTGGTAAGGATTTGTTCATACCAGAGATTTACTTTTGTGGCATATCTATTAAAGATAAACATAGAAAAGATAATATTCACACAGATCATAATAAACAAGATAATGTAATCAAGATACTTGGAGTAGTAAATAGTGAATGGCAAGAAAGTTGGGGTGGTGGATTTACTCATGGTGGTGAGACTACTTACATTCCACCAACATCTTTTGCAATATTTGATTCCACTGTGCCACATGCGGCTGCAGATATTTTGACAGATAAAAAAAGGATGGCGATTGACTTTACAGTAAGGAAGAAATAATGGGTGATGAACCAGTAAAATTACAAAATGAAACTTTCATAAGAGTATTTAATGATGTAATACCACATGAATTTTGTGATGAACTAATAAAAAAGTTTGAAGAAAATACAGATCAGTTTGATAAGGTAGAACAATCATCTGCTGACTTTACACAAATAGATTTTTCACAAGACGAAATGTGGAGAGAAGAAAGAAATAAACTATATACAATCTTACAAAAACAAATTCAAGAGTATAAAATGCAAGTAGGTGTCACAGAACAAATGTGGCCTAAAAGATATACTTTTGAAGGTATGAGAATGAAAAGATATATGCCTGATGGTAAAGAGGAATTTAGACCACATGTAGATGTCACAGGCCCAGAGAATATGAAAAGGTTTTTAGTTTTCTTTTTATACTTAGATGACAATGATGAGGGTGCAACTACATTTCCTTTACTTAAAAAAGGTTCACCTTGTAGAAAGGGTTCAATGTTAGTATTTCCACCAATGTGGCCTTGGTTACATGCTGGTACAAAACCAGTTAATAAACCAAAATATATTATTGGTAGTTATCTACATTACGATGATTCATTTACTAAGTATAAACCAACACCAAAAAAAGAAAGTGAGTGGCAGGATGACTACTAAAGTAAAGATAGAACAACCAACATATGTGTATCTAAATTCAGAGAAGTATCCTGACCAAACATGTATTGGTATTAACACTGGAAAGTACAAGGGTGTAGTTTATAAGTATGGAAAAGTAAGTTTGGGTGAAGCAGATGCAAAAGAACGCTTGCCATTTAGATTTGAATATGATATATTAGACAATAATGGTATAAACAAAAAAGAATTTAACGATGAGTTTTTTACACTCATAGGTGATATTTTAGTAAATATCATAGATGAACAAGTTGGAAGAGACAATGGAACAATTGAACAATACAATAGAGAAAACGACCCTATCCAACCTAATAACGAATGATGAATATTGTAGGAAGGTAATACCTTTCATCAAGCCAAATTATTTTGAGTTAAAAGAAGATAGAGTAGTTTTTGAAGAAATAGTCAAGTTTGTTGACAAATACAAAAAACGACCTACAAAAGTATCTCTAGAAGTTGAACTAGAAAATAGGAGAGATTTAACTGATACAGAACATCAATCAGTTATCAAACTTATACAAAGTCTAAATGAAACCGAAGTAGATATAGAATGGTTGATAAACACCACAGAAAAGTTTTGTAAAGATAAAGCAGTTTACAATGCAATAGTAGATGGTATCGCCATCATTGATGGTAAAGATGGTAAACGGACACAAGAAGCAATTCCAGATATCATGAGAGATGCTCTTGCCGTAAGTTTTGATCAATCGGTTGGACATGATTATCTAGAGGATGGAGATGCAAGATTTGAGTTTTATCACAAGGTAGAAGAAAAGATACCTTTTGACTTAGAGTTTTTCAATAAGATTACAAAAGGTGGATTACCACAAAAGACTTTGAATATTGCACTTGCTGGAACTGGTGTTGGTAAATCTTTGTTTATGTGTCATATGGCTGCAAACTGTTTGTCTCAAGGTAAGAATGTTTTATATATTACTTTGGAGATGGCAGAAGAAAGGATTGCAGAAAGAATAGATGCAAATCTCATGGATGTGACTATGGAAGAACTTCATGATTTACCTAAACCTATGTTTACAAATAAGGTTGATCAGATACGAAGTAAGACACAAGGTAAACTTATAATCAAAGAATATCCTACTGCAAGTGCAAATAGTGCCCATTTCAGAGGACTAATCAAAGAACTTGCAATCAAGAAGTCTTTTAATCCAGATATTATCTTTGTTGATTATCTAAATATTTGTGCCTCATCTAGATTCAAGGGAGCAACAAATGTCAACTCGTACATGTATATCAAAGCAGTCGCAGAAGAACTTAGAGGACTTGCAGTGGAAAATAATGTGCCAATCGTTTCTGCTACCCAAACTACAAGAAGTGGATTCACAGCAACCGATGTCGGGCTTGAGGACACATCTGAATCATTTGGGCTTCCGGCAACAGCTGATTTCATGTTTGCACTCATATCTACAGAAGAACTTGAAGAGTTAAATCAGATAGTTGTAAAACAACTCAAGAACAGATATAATGACCCCACCATGAACAAAAGGTTTGTCATAGGTATTGATCGTAGTAAAATGAAACTAAGTGATGTAAATCTACAAGAACAAAAAGATATTGTTGACAGTGGACAAGATATAGATGAGGATGATCTACCTATCTTTGACAAAGGACAAAACTCAAAATACGACAAATTCACTAACTTCAAAGTATAACTGCTCGTAGCTCAACTGGATAGAGCAATTGCCTTCTAAGCAATAGGTTGCAAGTTCGAGTCTTGCCGAGCAGGCCAAACTTGACATTTATTATAAATAATGTTATAACTATATTTAAATGGGGAAAATGATGTCAATCGCAAAATATGTGTCACAAGTTAGGCGTAGATCCACACAGTACGAAACACCATTAACAAAAATACAAAGTCTCATGGAAAGTAGAGAAGTTCTCATTGAGAGGGTTGATACTACTCTTAATGCTTCAATCACAGAATTATTTCCAGCACTTGCATTTAATAATAGATTTAGACCATCCTCAGTTGAAGATTTTAAAAAGTTTTTATACACTCTAAACTTAAATGCTGGAAAGTCAAAAGGTTCTTTCGATAGAAAAGATGCAGCCTCTGCTAAACTAGTTATTGATAAACTACCAACGCTTGACGACAGATTCCTTAAAACTAAAATGGAAAATGCAATAGGTATCACTAATTATCTTTATGACCTAGATAGAACCAAACCTATAAAAAATGTTATTTGGGGATATCGTGCAAAACCTAGAGGTGTTCCTAATAATCATGCTGGAGATATATTTGTTGAATTTAGAAATAAAGAAATGATAGGTATAAGTTTAAAAGCTGGAACTGCAAAATCAAAAGAACCACTAAAAAACACTTATGTTGGAACTCAATATAGAGCATTGGGAATTTCAACTAAAAAACTAGAATCTGATTTGTGGGATAGGGTTTATTCTAAAGTGCCTGGTGTAAAAGATGTAGCCACTAAAGATAATTTTGTTCTTAACAAAGATGTAACTAATGCCTATGTTGCTTTCTACACAGAGAATGAAGCAGATGCAAACAAACTTTACAATGAGATGTTAATTGTTTGTAGAGAAAATTTTTGTGATGTACTTAATAAATTGTCAATAAAAGATTTTATTGATTGGGTACAGAATACCTTTAACTTACAAAGAAAAGAAGAAAAAGTTCCTCTTATCATGGTTAAAGCTGTGGGTATGAAAGCAGAGCAAAAAGGTGATGATATTGTTGACATGATTCCATTAGTTACCAGACATTATGCTTATTTAAATAGAAATTCTGTACAAGAATATCTAATTGATATTCATACACCAGAAGATAAAAAAACTTTGAAGATGACTATTCGTTCCGATAAAAGTGTTGGAGAAGGTAGGATAGCATCTAAACAAGGTAGGTTAGGACAGTATTTACAATTAAAAATGCAATACAGCGGTGTACAATGATAAAAGGACTTGACATAAAAATATTGAATTGGTACTATAGTAAGTGTGAACACTATGGTGGTAAGTTATCAGTTTGGGCGTGGCACAAAAGATGGAACAATAGAAAAGATGGAATAGGATATAAGTATGAAGAGCTTTCTTCAACATTTAAAAGAAGATAAAGGTGGTAAGAATCTACACCTAGAACACCTAGAGGATGAGATACTCAACTATGGTGTCGATGGTGGTAGAGCTGCAATTAACTTTTTACAGAGTTTACGAGACATGTTATCTGGTAGTTCAAGAAGTTCTATCAACATGACAGTTAAGTGGGATGGTGCGCCTGCAATATTTGCTGGTATAGATCCTTCTGATGGTAAGTTCTTTGTCGCAAAAAAATCAGTATTCAATATTGATCCCAAATTATACAAATCAAGTGCAGAAGTAGATGCAGATAAGATGTCTGGCGACCTTGCAGATAAATTTAAGATTGCACTTGCAGAGTTTTCTAAACTGGGTATCAAGGGAGTTCTTCAAGGTGACTTGATGTATACGAGTTTAGATACAGATACAATTGATGGAGAGAAGATGTATACTTTCCAACCTAATACAATTGTATATGCTGTTCCACAAGATAGTGACTTAGGTAGACAAATGAAAGCATCTAAGATTGGTGTAGTTTGGCATACAACATACACTGGTGCAAGTTTACCAGAGATGAAAGCATCATTTGGTGCAGATATATCTAAATTAAATAAACCAACATCTGTATGGATGGATGATGCAACTTACAAAGACGCCTCTGGAACTGCAACATTTAATGCAAAAGAAACTGCACAAGTCACTGCAACACTATCTCAAGTTGGTTCTATGTTTCAAAAAATAAATGCAAATCAACTTAGATCATTTTTAAAACTACAAGAAGAATTTAAAGGTACACTTGCTGGATGTGGATTAAAAACATATAATAATACAAAAGTTAGGGCAGGACAGAAGATATCTAATCCAAGACAACATGCTGTTGGTTATGCAAAACATGTAGAGACAACAATACAAAAACAAGTAGATAAGGCAAAATCAGTAAAAGGTAAAGAAAAATATACTAAAATGCAGAAAGAATATGTTAGAGAAGTAAAAAAATACACTATGGTATTGACAAATACACTTACTTTTCAGAACTTATTGGTAGATGCAAAAATGCAAATTGTAAATAAACTAAATAGTGTTAAGGGTTTAACTAAGACCTTTATTAAGACTAGTAATGGATTTAAAGTGGTAAACCCAGAGGGTTATGTTGCGATTGATAGGGTATCAGGCAACGCTGTAAAACTGGTCGACAGAATGGAGTTTAGTTTTAATAACTTTACTGCTATAAAAAATTGGGATAAGTGATGAAAAAATTTAAACAAATACTTAACGAATCTAAATTCAATCATACATTCACTTTTGGTAGATTTAATCCACCTACCATTGGACACGAAAAACTTATAGAGAAAGTTGCAAAGACTGCTTCTGGTTCTAAAGACTATTCTATCTATGTATCCCAATCACAAAGTCCTGCTAAAGACCCTTTACCATATGCACTAAAGATTGCATATATGAGAAAAATATTTAAGAAATATGCAAGAAATATTGTTGCAGATACAAAAGTAAGAAATGTATTTGATATCGCAACAAAATTACATGGTCAGGGTGTAAAAAATATCACCATGATTGCTGGTTCAGACAGAGTAAAAGAATTTGAAAGACTACTAGAATCATATAATGGTGTTGAGGGTAAAAGACACGGATACTATAAGTTTGACAGTATCAAAGTTATTTCTGCTGGAGAAAGAGACCCAGATGCAGAGGGTGTCGAGGGTATGTCTGCTTCTAAGATGAGAGCGGCTGCCAGTGCAAATAGTTTTGATGTTTTCAAACAAGGTATCGCTTCAGATGAGGCAACAGCAAGAAAACTATTCAATGATGTTCGTAAATATATGGGTATCAGAGAAGAAAGAGAAATGGGTGACATGGATGACTATGAAACCCTAAGAGATATGTATCTCACTGGTAAGATTTGGTTAGTAGGTGAGATGATAGAAGCAAATGGTATCGAAGGTAAAATTATATCTAGAGGTACAAACTATATTACATTTAACGATAAAGATGGTAAAGTGCATAAGGCATGGTTGACAGAGGTTAGAAATTATAGAAAAGAATATGATAACTACCACTCTAGACCAGAACAAATACAAAGAAGAGCTGGTAGAAATAAAGCTGCAAGATTACTTGGTACAAAAGATGGAATGGATGTACATCATAAAGATAATAATCCACTAAACAATGATCCTAGTAATTTAGAACATATGGATAAGTCAGAGAATAGAAGAGAACCTAGACTTAGAGATGAACAAAAAAAGATAACAAAGACTAAACAAGAAAAAGGTAAAGTCGGAGATGTGAAAGGTACACAACCAGCAAAATATTATGCAAAAGATGCTGGAGGTAAAGCTATGTCAAAAGCAACACAACTCGCTCGTGCAAGACATTTTGCAAAAGGTGGTAGTGCAGAAAAAGCCCCAGGCGATGCTGGTGCAAAAACTAAACCATCTCAGTATACTAAGAAGTTCAAACAAATGTATGGTGAGGCAAAAGAATTTTCAAAAAGTGATGAACTAGAAATGTTAAAATTATTTAACAAGGGCATGAAAGCTCCTAGTGGTTCACCAAAACAAAAAGAGATTATAAAACAAATTAACAAAATTAGAACAAAATATGGTATGTCACCTATGAAAGAGAAATTAGGAAAAAATGCAGATGCTGGAGATTACATAGATGATTTTATGAAATCCGATGCGCCACAGTTTAAAGGTAAATCAAAAGAAAAGAAAAGGGATATGGCAATCGCTGCTTACTTAGATGCAAAAGATAAGAACGAAGAAGTATTAGATGAGAAAATTGCTGGACTTGTAAAGAAATCCAAACAAACTGGTGTTCCATATGGTATTCTTAAAAAATCATACGACAGAGGTATGGCTGCATGGAAAGGTGGACATCGCCCAGGCACCACACCACAACAATGGGCTTTCGCAAGAGTGAACTCAATGTTAACTGGTGGTAAAGCAGACCCAGATTTACAAGGTAAAGTAAGAGCTGCAAAGAAAGCACATAAGGCAAAGAAAAAAGAATCATATGAGATTGGTACAGATGAGTATACGGATCATACAAAGAAAGTTACGCCAGGCCAGATAAAGGAATGGTTTGAATCACAAGTAGTTCGTGCAAACTATGAATTAAAGTTTGGTGAAGATTGGTGGTGGAAACTGAACGAAGTCCATGATGCAATGTTAGAAAAGATTGGTGCAGATTGTTGTGATGATTGTGGTGAAGAACTTAATGAGAAATCAGCTGATTTTATTAGACTTACTTTTAATAGTCCTGCTGATGTGAAAAAAGCAAAAAAATGGATGGATGAAAATTTACCAAGTGCTAATCAAGGGTTTACTGGTGTAGATTATAGTAATAAAGATATAGAGTTTGAAGATGTTGATGATGCTGATGGTCTAATGTCAAAACTCAAGAGAGCTGGATTTAGATTTAAAATAGACCATAGAGAAGAATTTGATGAAAGTCTTTGGGCAAACATACACAAGAAGAGACAAAGAATTAAACAAGGTTCTGGAGAAAGAATGAGGAAAAAGGGGGAGAAGGGTGCGCCGACGCCTGCTCAAATGAAAAGGGCAAAGGGAGAAGAGGTTGACGATTTAGATGAAAGAAGTGTCCTAAAAAGAGATAAAAAGTTACCAAACCTTATGGTTAGAAAAAAGGGTAAGGCTGGAGTCACTAAGTTTGACAGAAAAGCAGGAGTTAGAGATGCTGGAAGAAGGAGACTTGCTGCCTCATTCCATAACTTTGAACAATTAAATGATTGGGGTGAAATAGTAGAAGATGCTGAGTATCAAGGGAGAAAGGTAAAACTAAATAATCCTACAAGAGGCGATGTAAAGAAATATAAAGTATATGTAAAGAACGACAAGGGAAATGTTGTCAAAGTTGAGTTTGGAGATCCAAACATGGATATCAAACGAGATGATCCAGCAAGAAGAAAAAGTTTTCGTGCAAGACACAACTGTGACAATCCTGGGCCTAAGTTCAAAGCAAGATATTGGTCTTGTAAATTTTGGAGTGCGAAGTCGGTTACGGACTTGATGAAAGGGTAAAAGATGGACGATTTAAAACCAAAACAAAAACTAAGGAGACTTGCTGGTTTATCCATTGACGAAGTTCGTGAGGATAAGAAACAACGACAAGCAAAAATTCTACAAGATAAAATTGATAAACAACTTGCAGAGGAAAAAAGAATAGAAGAGAAGATGAAATCTATCTCTATTACGGAAACTGTAGATATCCCAGAACCACCAAAAAAGGTAGAAGATGTACAACCATCTATTGACAAGGCGAAAGAAAGTTTGCAAGAGTTAGTTAGTATCTTTGGTAATATAACAGATTTTAAAGTTAAGAAACAAGAAATAAAAGAAGAAAAAAAGGTAGAGGTAAAAGCACCATCAAAGATTGTTGCAAAAACTTTTGGATTAGAAGAGAATAAAGATATTGGGTTTAATGCTGATGAGGTTAAGATAAGCATTAAGCCTGAACCGATTGTAGAAGAAAAAAAGAAACCAGTTATACATGAAAAGAAAGTTGTACAAGAAGAAATCAAACCGATTACACCAGTACAACCTATCAAACCTACTAAGAAACTGGCTAAACAATCGGTTACATCACAGTTTCAAGAAGATGCAGATACTTATGTAAACCTAGAAAAAAGACAAGAACTATATGAAGCCTTGAAGAGAGGTGATATAAACTCTAAAGTTTACAAAGTTGAGATGAAAAAACTTGAGAAAGAAAGACAAACAGCGATTGATGAGAAAAAATCCAGACTTGCAGATATGCATCAAGCACAACTGGAGAGAATGGAAAAAGAAAAAATCAATCCAGTTATACAGGCATATCAAAAGAACAAAACAGTATTTCAAAGTAAAGTTCAAGACACCAGAGATTATGTGGATAGTGTTCTTAAACAACTTGACCAAGTATCCTACGAAAATGATAGTAAAGAGGTAATAGACGAGAGAACTGAAGTCGAGAAAATGAGAGGTGAACTCTCTAAGTTCAAAGAAATGTTTGGACAGACTATCAAGAATCTTACACCGATTATCACAGAACAAGCAGAAGCACAGGCCCAGGGAGAGATATCTGGAGGTGGTGGTGGTGAGATTAAGTTCGCTGGTTTGGACGATATTGATATCGGTTCTAGATTTCATGGTGCGATGCTTCGTTATGACGAACACACACAAAAGTATCGACATGTTGATGATGATTTAAATAGTGGTATCGCATTAGAAGATGACAGTGGTGATGAAGTTATTCTCAACGCTACAACTACTTCTGGTTCTGATGAAGGACATAGTATACAACAAGAAGATTTTACTAGAAACAATGTTCTTGCAGAGGTTGTAACTGGTGCAACTGTAGGTTCATCTAGTGCAATTCCAGTTATAACATTTAATAATCAAGGTTTGATTACTAGTATGACAACTGCTGCCATATCTGGTTCTTTAACAGTTGGTGCAGACTCTGGCTCAGATGATGTTGTAACAGTAGGAACAGATACATTAAACTTTACTGGTGGTGAAGGTATTGATACCACAGTTTCAAATAATACAATTACAATTGCTGGTGAAGATGCATCAACATCAAATAAAGGTGTTGCATCATTTAGTTCAGATAACTTTGCAGTATCAAGTGGTGCTGTGACAATTAAAGATGGTGGTGTTGTAACAGCCGAATTAGCAGATGATGCAGTTACCGAAGCTAAGATTGCAGATGATGCTGTAGGTCAAGATCAATTAAAAACACTGTCTACATTACTAATTAAAAACTCTAGTGGTTCTACTCTAAAAACTGTACACGGAGCAGGTGCATAATTTATAAATAATACTAAAGGAAGAAAAATGGCTTATTCTACTAACATATACGACTTGTACAAAAAGGTTGAAGAGAACAACCACAATATTACTGAAGCAATGAAAATGAAATTTGCTGTGGTTAATAATAACGGAGAGGTGATTGGTTTTACTAGTGATGAAAAAGATGCTATGTCTATGGCAAAAAACAATCTTAGAAAAGAAAAAGGTACAGTAGTAAAACTTTCAAAACCAATGCCTCAAAAACAAGCAGATATGAAAATAGGTAGAAAACTATTTGCACAGAATACGAGAGAATATTTAGAAACTGCAAAGGTTGTAAAAGAAAAACTTGATAAAGAACAAGAAAAAGATGAGGGATTTGCAAGTGATGCTCAACGAAGAGCTGCATTTGCACAAGGATATAAGGCAAAAGGTAAAAAGGGTAAAAAAGAAGAAGTGAAAGAAAAACTAATGAATGCTTACAGACAACAATGGAAAGAGTTGGGTGAGAAAAGAGATCCTGCTGACATTGATGTGAAAGCAACCTCAAAAGACCAAGAGATGGCAGATCAGAATGTTGTTATGCAACTTAGAAGAGCTGGGAATCTAGGTGGAACTAAAGAGGTAAAGTTCGGTGATGGTAAAAAAGTGAAAGTAAAACCACAGATTGCACAGAGAGTAATGAGTAAAATGATGACACTTAGAACAACACAAGAAAAAGAGAAGTTTCAACAACAAATAGGAAAGTCATATAAAGACTTACTTAACGCCCTGAAGTAGATAGGAGACTAAAATGGCATACTTTGAAAATAGAAAGGGTAGTCTTGAAGAGGCGATTAAGACTAGTCTTACAGACGGAAGTAAAGAGGAATATCAAAAGTTCTTTAATTCTGCACTAAAAAAGTTTAAAATAGATTCGCCTGCTGATTTAAAAACAGATGAGGACAAGAAAAAATTCTTCAACTATGTAGATAAAAACTACAAAGGTGAAAAGTCTGAAGCAGTTAAAACACTAATCGGTAAACTAAAAGAGTGGAGTTTTTCAACTACTACTCAAAAGGTAGAAGAAAAGGTTGAATATGTTGAGTACAAATTCAGAAACAAAAATGATGCAATGAAAGCAAAGAAAATGCTTGATGCAGTTCAGTTGATGGGTTTTGAAATCAATGATGATAATATTAGGAATGGTGAGATTTCAGTTGATGCTGGTAACAAAGACATGACAAAGTATCACAAAGAAGTTATGAGTAAGTTTAGACCAAAGGTTATGACACAAGAAAGTAGTAAACTTGGTGCTTCTCGTAAATCTATGAACGATGTTAAAGAACAACTTACTGCAATAAATCAAAGAAAACTATCAATGAGAGATGCACTTAGACAAGTCTGGAGTGGACAAGAGGCGAAGAACCCTTTTGACAACGGACAAAAAGTGAAGAAGGAAAGAAAAGACTTTGCAAAAGGAGCGAAAGCCGCAACTGGTGAACCTGCTGCTAAAGTAGAGATTGATCCAAAGATAAAGGACTAAAAATGAAAAATCTACTTGAGATGAGTAGACCATCTAAGTCAGATTTACCTACAATTTATTGTGATATGGATCAAGTTCTATGTAACTTTTTAAATGGTGCAGATAAAGCTGTAGGTGGACTTTTCATTCATGCACAAAAAGACACTAGATGGGAAAAGATTGGTGCAACTAAAGACTTCTGGGCAAACTTAGAATGGATGCCTGGGGCAAAAAAGTTATGGCAGTTTATACAAAGATATGATGCACATATTTTATCTGCATATTCTGCTAATGATGGTAATTCAAGGCCTGGCAAAATGAAGTGGTTGGCCAAAAATACGAGTATTAAACGAGGTCGTATACATTTAGTAAAACGAGAACAGAAGCAACAATTTGCGATGGATGGTGACAAACCTTGTGTTCTTATTGATGACTATATAAAAAACATAAAAGAGTGGGAAGCTAAAGGTGGAATCGGTGTACATCACACCAATGTTAATAAGAGTATTAACCAATTGAAGTCTTTAGGATATAGATAATTATAAATACAAGAGAAATAGATTAAAGATCTAAAGGAGATTAAAATGGGTTTATGGGGATCAACTACAAGTAAAGATAACAGACCTAAATTCTTGCCTGAAGATGATAATGCATCTGGTTCAACTGGGGCTAGACAACACGCCATCGCAACTGGTGGTGGGTGGGCACTTTCCCCTGGCCTTGCAGCTTCTGGAAATGACAATAAAGACGCTCAGCCAGAAGTTCTAGTATGTATTAGAAATCTTGCGGCCGTTGCTGGTTCTGCTACAGTAAGATCAATTGATTGGACAGACGGCGCATATGCCGATAGTGCAACATTTGATATTACACTAACATTTGATGAGGCGATTGACTTTACAAGTGCAACCGCTACAGAAAATCAAACAGTTACAAATAAGGCATACATCTTATTGAATAGACTTGGTGCTACAGACATGGTGGAAGATAACACTATCGCTGCCCAGTATTTTTCTGGTTCTGGAACAAACCAAATCACATTCAGAGGTGTTTTACAATCTGCCGCTGCTGGATATATCGGATTTAACACAAAGGCAATCGTATTTAATGGTTCTGCTGATGCAAACGAAGAAGATGGTAAATCAATCCTTGCAATCAGACAAGAGGGGGGAACTGCTTCAGCTCCTGCCGATAGAATTGTTCTAGATTCAACTGCCGCTGTTTCTGCTACAGTGAATGGTGCAATTACAACAGCATCAACTGCTTTGACACTGGATGGTAACTCTGGAACTATCGCTGTAGGTATGAAAGTTTACGGAGTGAATAATGCAACATCATTGACAGATGTGAATGGTTCAACCGACCTATCACAAGATGGTACATTAACTGTCACTGCAACAAATGGTTCAACAAGTGTAACACTTTCAAGAGCAATTACAGTTGCAGACGATGTGGATCTAAACTTCTCTGCTGATGGACACGACTCACTTTGCGATGAAGGTCTAGACTTGATTGTTCAAGGTGACAGTGGAACTACAGATATTACTGGTATTACAAGAACTGGTGAAGATGACATTGTAACATTCTTACTAGAAGAAGGAACAGAAGGTGGAGAAATAAGTGGTAACATTATTCTTGATGGTACAGATGGTTCAAGTTCAAATGAATTTAGTAACCTAATTGCAGAAGATAGAACTTCTGATATTGCAATGTACACTCAAGTAGGTTCTTCAAGTGGAACTGGTTCTATCCTAAGTGGAGTTACAACTACATAATAAGTGAAAATAAGGCTAAAAAGTCTTATAAATAATAGTATAAAAAAGAGGTGAATATATTATGGAAGTAGATACGAGTAAACAAGAAGTGATAACTTTGGTGCCAGGCACAAAAGCCGCTGTATTATTTAACAAGTTGATTGCCAAAGACAGAATTGTTAGTGAGGATTTAGATAAGTTGAATAAACAACTAAATGCTCACGATGCTAAAAGATTAGAAATTGTTGGGTTAATAAATGCACTTACTGGTGCAAAACAAGTAACTCAAGAATTACTAAACGGATATATAATTGATGTTAGTCAAGAGAAAGTCAAGGAAAAACTTAAAAAACCCTTGAAAAGCTCTGAATAACATAGGTGATGTAGGAATTTACCTACAGTAATATTCCCAGATTATCTGGGTATTTAATGACGCTATTAGAAGGAGTACGAAAATGGCTGATAAGAAAATTACCGCTCTGACCGACCTTTCCACTGGAATTGCTGGTGCAGACTTGCTACATGTGGTAGATGATCCAACTGGAACACCTATCAATAAGAAAGTTAGTGTAACTAACTTCATCAACAACTTGCCATCTTTTATTGGTTTCTCAAACTCAGTAGAAGATATCGCAGACGGAACACAGACAGCAATCTCTGTTTCAACTGCTCTTACTTTGCTTCAGACACAAGGTTCTAACGCTACTACACTTGCAGACGGAACTGTTGTAGGTCAACTCAAAGTTATCATCAACGACGCTGATGGTGGTTCATCTGTATGTACACCTGCTGACCCACTAGGATATGCAGACATCAACTTTGTTGACGATGGTGACGCTGTAATCTGCATGTGGACTGGTACATCATGGGCCGTAATCGGACAGCATGATGCTGGTGCAGATAGTGGATTGATTGATATCGCTAACTAATAATACTTGGGGGTATTTTTACCCCCATTTATTACTTAAAAAAGGAGCTTAACATGGGTTTAAGATTTAAAATGAAAGACGGAAGCATGAAGATGCCCGCCATGTCACGAACTACTGCTCCAAAAGCAGCTGCTGGAAGTAAGAAAGCACCTGCTAAGAAAAGCGGTAAGAAGTAATCAAAACTTAACTTAGTAGGGGGGTTCGCTCCCCTACTATATAATTATAGGGATTAAGATGGAAGATCGAAAAGAGTTAAAAGAAATATATGATGGTTCAGAAGAATCCTATCCTTGTGGATGTCCATCAACATGTTCATGCCAAGGACAATGTGACGATAACTGTAATTGCGAGGGTTGTTAAATGAAAAGTTTCAAAGCACATTTAAGAGAAAAACATGCTGCCGCTGTATCACCACATGGTATTGCGATGGATCAAGATATCAATCCTGCCGCGATGGGTAATCCAGAAGTAGTTAAAAGACTAAATGCATTTGTTGGATTGATAGGAAATCAAGAATTTATTTTGCCAGAACATGGATTGAACACACTAAGAAATAGATTGGCGTCAATTGGTTTAGGTGTAGAAGCCGCACCAGATATGACAGGCCCATCTGGTTCTTTTGAACTACAGATGAATAGTTTCGGTGGTAGATTTGGTAAAGATGGTAATACACCAATAGACGAATTTTTAGATGACGATGGGATTTCTCACATCGTAGAGGGTGGATTAAAGTTGAAAGTGGATTATGAAATGAACGGCAGAAATAATTCATGTAAACTATACGCTTCCATTGTGTAGTAAATGTATGAAAAAATCACGCCAGACAATGTGATGATGTATGCCATAAGGCATTATAACAATCCACATTGCGAAGGTGAAAAAGAATTTCAAGACGATCTTAAAAGATTTAAATATATCAAAAGACTTCTTAGAAAATATTATGAAAACGATATTTTAAAAGAACGACTTCTAATCAATCACATCATAGTATTATCAAATGTATTCGGGCCTGAGGCCTGTGCAACACTTCTGATTTTTAAAATACAAAAAGAACACTGGCCTGCGCTTAAGGCGTTTTGTATTTACCTAAATATACTTAGAGAAGATGAACTTCCAGATATAACTCTGGATGAAAAAGTCATGAAAGTATTAAAGGAACTATAATGGGAAGAGCGATTGATTTATTTGTAACCTATAGGTTTTTACGATTACTTACGACACCTTTTGAAGATACCGATGCTTATAAATTAGGTATCATAGATGAGAAGGGTAATCGTATCATGCAGAAGAGAGCAAAGAAGCCAGAGGTTGAACTTGTCACTTCAGAACAAAAAAATTCCTACACAATTCTACACAAATTAGTATTTAATATTAAAAAGATATTTGCAAAAGTGCCTGGCCTAAGAACAAAGGTTGGAACATATGCGGCTGCACTATTTTTATTGAAGGATACTTTCAAAGAACATGTCGAAGATCCAGATGTGTTTGAAAAAGAGTTTGTCAAATTTCTACACGAAAATGAGGTTGAATTGGATAACACCATTTCAGAGGATGTTGCTGGATTTGGTGAAGTATTACCCAAGGGTGAGTATGTGCTAATCAATGATATACTAAATAAAGAAGAGGAAGAGTTATCTGCAAAGAAAGGTGATAAAGTTATCGCCTATTCAGATGAGTCGCCTGTAGATACAATTTTGGGTGTTGAGATATTTCCAGTTATACATGTGAAATCCCAAGAAAAAATATATGTAAGTGCAGAGGATATAAAAGATGTCGGATAAAATTTATAAAGAAGTAGACCCATACTCAGGCAACACTATTGATGAGGATGCGCCTACAAACGCTGTTGCACACGGAAAGGTTGCAATGCCACCAGATGCAATGATGAACAAAAAGAAAAAGAAACTCTTAGATGCTAGAACAAAAGAGTATCGTCAACATAGAGAAAGACTTGAAAAGTTAAGACAGAAGAGAACTGAACAAAGAAAGAAAATGCACAAAGAAGGTGCTTTTCAGCAAGATGTTTTAAAAAGTATTGCACAGTTCAATATCGAGTCTTTACTTGCAGAGGATAACTTGGCAATCATGAGATCAATTGTTAAGTCTAAATCAAACAAACCTCTAAAATTCAAGGATGGAACTATGAAATGCGATTTAATGACAGCATCTGCGATTACACAAGTTTATGACAAAGTGAATCCAGCAAATAAGAAGAAGTTGGAAAAGATGATGAATGGATCAAAGAGAGACTTTCTTAAACTACAAAGTGCTGCTTTCAAAGTAATGAAATAGGAGGTTGTCGTGCCTCGTGATTTTAGGACATTTACGAAAGAGAATGCTCTATCAACCTTAACTTATAAGGATGGTAATGTAGGCCCAGGATTAGATCAATATGTTCCTATGGTCAATCTAAATGCAAACAAAGAAAAACCAGTAAAAAAATCCGACATAGACCAATTAGAAAAGTATGCAGATAGATTATATGCAGCCATAGGTGTTGATGTAGAATTTACACGACACTTTATGCAAAGAGTAAATGATCCTAGAAACAAGAAACAAATCACACCAGCAGAACTCACTAGACTTTTCAAACAATCATATAAAAAATATGGAAAGATGATTACTAAACTAGGGCCTGATGCAGAAGCAGTTCTTAATGATATGAGAACTGATATCAACATGCCTTTTGCACTAAAGTATGATGGTAAAGGTTTTGACTTGATTGCAAAAACTGTGATGAGAAAAAAGAACTTTGCAACATCAAATACAAAACTATCCTTTGAGGGGTTCAATGAGGCATTTGAGTTCTTTCCAAAAGACGCTCACTTACAAGTATCTATACCAGAACCAAATCGTGATCTGGATGAAGAATGTCTAAAACTTAAATCACTTATGGCAAAGAGAACACCAGAGGCTGAAGAATCAATTCGTAACCATGATGAACATGCCTTTTATGCAATAGAACAATATGTAAACGATGTTGGACTAGAGTTCCATGATAATGAAATGGATGATATCGTTCAACAATGTAAACCTACAATAAAATATTTTAAGAACTTATTTAACTTGACAAGACCTTTTCATCATGATAAAACTATAAAACCTATGTCTAGTACAACAAATAAAACACCAGCATATCCAAGTGGACATGCGACACAAGCGATGTTAGTTGCTTTATATATTTCTAATAAGTTTCCAGAACACAAAGAAGGAGTTATCAAAGCTGCAAAAGAATGTGGGTTTGGTAGAGTTCTTGCTGGATTTCATTATGTACAAGATTATGTTGCTGGTAATATGCTTGCAGAAAAAATGTATCCACTTATGAATAAAAGTAATTATGGTTTGGGTGAGGGTATTGGTGAACCTAATATCATGGCAAAAAATAATCCAAGAATACCTAGAAAAAAAGGACAACCTGCTGGTTCTGATAAACATAGTGATTTATACACAGATGAAAATCCTAGAGGAACAATACACGGATTAGGATTCAAAGATGTTGCAACAGCGAAAAAGTCTGTAAATATAATTAAAAAGTCTGGTAAGAAACATGCACATAAAATACAAGCTGCAATTGC